AGGTAGCATCCCGTGAGCGTAATGTCAAAACTCGTGGGATTGTGCAGCACGTAATGCACAAGTGAATCATCAGCATTATATCCATATGACAAGGTTAATCCTTCCCAGGGAATACCTGAGGATGTAGATACCCAGTTACACGTCAGGGGCGTGTTGATAGACGCTAATGAAAGTGACACACTCTGATCAGATGAAGACGCGCCTGCTGGTATCGTCCCTGACACAACGTGAGACAATGTTTGAAGGGGGCCACCACCTGCAGGAGGAAACAGCGGCGCTACTGGCCGTAGCGTTAGTGCAGCATCCGCTAGAAAAATCTGCGCGCTAAGACTTCCTGCCGTAGAAGTCGGCTGAGACGCGGTAGGCCCAAATCCGCTTCCAAATGTTATGCCCCATCCTCCGGAGCCATTCTGAATATATAACATGGTATATAATCTGCCCGCGACTACGCCGTCTAATGCTAGCGCAGTAGGGCCTTGTAGAGGAATTGCGAAGGCACTGAAAGCCGCAGCGTTGAGCGTCATAACACTGCTCCACGCTAAGTTCTGAAGGCCACCTTGCTGATCAGCCGTAGTTAGGATGTTAGCTAGTTGAGCTACTAGCGCGGAGTAGCTAGCATCTGACACGCTAAAGCCCTTGTTAGCCAGCATCTGACCTAGAGCCGCTGTCATCGTAGTAACTTGATACAGAGTCTTATTTGCAGACATGGAAGGAAAGATAGCGCCTACGCCTGCGCCATCTGTCCTAGTGGAGTCAGATACGTATTCCGCGTCAGTTTCTTGATTAGCCTGCATAGGATTAAACTGAAGAAAATTCGTAGTGCCTGGCATTTAGAATCCTTTCTACTGCCATTTACCGATGTCGAACCCAGCGATGAATGCGTCGTTTAGATCAAACCCAAAGGCCGGAAGTGCGCCTAAAGCAAAGTTGTACTCCACGCCTTCTGGACGCGGCACGATTAAACCGTTCTGCACTACTCCAGTAGTAGCACCATTTACGGCAAAGCCGCATATCATATCAATCAAAATACTAGACGGCACGCCCTTAATACGCAGTGTCGCCGTCATATTTTGATTATCAGCTATGATGATGCGCGCCCTCGGAAATAGGCTGATCCATATAGCATACAGACTTCCTATGGTTCCATCCCATTGGTTCTGCGCTATCTTAGCTTTGATATAAGTTCTGTAAGTCGTGTCGTCCAATACAGGACTTACATCAAAGCTAGGCTGAAACGGCAGCATTCTCACAGCGCCTACGCAAGTACCCAACACGTCTAGTTGGTTTCCCTCTGCGCTGTCAAGATCTAGTGCGGTGTCCAGCTTAACTAGGCACTGCGATACATCATCAAATTTCTTCAAAAGAACGTACATTAACTTACTGAACTTAGGGGAGTTGATGTACTGAGAAGTCACTAAATTTTGGTAGTAGCCTAATGGCAAAGTTTCTATGGGGGAGTTGCCATAGCCGCCGCGCCCATACCCCTGAGTGCCGTAGAATGGATTGTTCGGCATAAGCTACACCACCGTTACAATTACGTTAGCCGGCAGACCTGTTGCGGCGCTATAGAACGTAGGCATCGGAACATCGACGACTCCTGTAGGAGAACTCGATGTGCCAACGGTCAAAGCCTGAACGCCAAACGTAGGCGCGGGCAGATTAGCATTCACAGACATAGCCATGTAGCTGACGGCTGAAATTGAAACTGTTTCACCGATGGCTAATTCATTCAGATAATTAGTAATTGCCGTCTGAACTGCGGTCTGAACCGAAGAAGTAAGAGCCCCTGAGTATCCGTGCAGAGACACGCTAACATAGATAGGCACGTAAGACGGCCTGTAGAAACTTATCGTCTCCTGCATCCCCATCACGTTGGGATCGTCTACTAGCACTGAAGTCGTGCCGTTCGTGAGACACCCAATAGTCTTCCTGCTGTAAATAGCTGTAGCTACAGTTAAGTCTGAACCACCCTCCACTACGATGGAGATAGAATGCGCCGGATTGCCCCAACTATCAACTGACCCAGTAGGATTCTCAATAGATGTACCAGGCCCACCGGGTGTGGGGTAGCCTGGTGCTACGCGCGTCACGCCTGCGGTAGATAATACAACTGCCACTGTAGTGGCCATGGGCGTTAAGGCTGGCAGAGACACTGAGATAGCTTGGCGAGACCGAAGGGCTGAGTCAGATTCTACGGCGGCACCTACTGTAGCCGCCGCGCTATTTGTGACACTAGCCCAACCATTAACAGGCGTAGAAATAATGTTTATAGTTCCTGGTTCTGCAGAGATAGCACCGGGCGTAGTGCACGTGGCCACGACACTTCCCGGAATAGTCACTTCTCCCAGACTCCATAAATACCCGTTGGTGTCCTGCGCCACAGCGTTGACCAGAGGAACACCGGCTGTTCCTGCACAAGTTACAACTGCCGTAGAGTAAGTGTACACATCACGCGTTAGACCATTCAGTTTAGCTGCCCTGTCCAACCCTGTTCCTACAGCTGTGGTAGGAGACGACTGATTGTAAGCCAACTGCAGCCCAGAACAAACGTCGGCGTTCTTTAGAGAGATAACAGACAGTAGCTGATATATGGCTGAATCAGACTCTACGTACTGATTGCTTCCGTAGATGTTAAGGTATGCCTGCACATTGTCAGCCAAAATGCTGGCGTAAGTAGGAACGGTCAATCCTGCAGAACCCACTGAAGGGGCCGCGTAGGCTGGTGCAGTCATGTGTTCTAGCTCCCCAGACTCGCCGAGTTACCTGGCAAAGACGAATCTACCGTGACGGACCCAAAAGCCGTCTGTGCCGTAGCTGTGAATGTGAACTTTCCGTCTGAAAAGTCAGTGGACAGATTACTAATCCCAGTGACGTAGGGCGTGCCTAAGACGCAAGTTTGAATGGCCGCCTGTATTGCAGCTTGGCAACTCTTAGAAGCCAACTTGCCAAGCATAGACTGAAACACAGGAAGGCCAATAGTAAGGTCTTCCCACCACTCGCCTAAAAATAGCTTCAGGCGAGTAAGAATGGCTTGGCGTACAGCAGCTTGATCTGACAAAGCTGCGCCGGGGTCAAACACTGGATCATTATCAGCGTCTAAAAGCAGGTACGTAATGTACGACATCAAACCACCTTCCCACTGACTCCGCCGCCTGTAGTAACTCCTGAGTGGGTGTGGTCTAGAAACACTCGACTGTCTATAGTAGTCGCAGGCCCCAGTACCACCCTAGAACCTGCGACATTGACATTGCCGGAGGCCGTGACGTCTACATCTCCCGTCGTAGTGACGGTGGCTTCGGCAGCCGTCACTTCTACGTTCCCCGTAGCGTGGACTACGGCTTTAGGAGATGTGACTGTGACGCCGGTTTTAGCTATGTCAACGATAGTAGTACCGTCATCACTGCGCAACTGCATAGAAGTAGTAGAGTAATTACTGAGGACATTAGGCTGGCTCCACATACCGGGGCAAAACCCACAGTCGTGTAGGTAGTGCCGCCTTACCTCTAACTGCTTTTGAGTGCCAGATGGAGAATCTGCGTTAGAGGCTTTAGGCGCGTTCGTCTGCCCATTCTTCCACCAAAGATCAAAGCACGTATCACAAAAAATCAGAAGACCTTCGTCGCCTTTTTTAAGTGGTAGCGTTAACCCATAACCCCCGCCGCGCGGGAGTATGATGGGCACCTTAATGATGGGAGGTATGTCCATCCAAGCCGCCCCTGGCAGCTTGCTAGTAACCCGCACGCGCTCTTGAATAGCTATCTGAACGGTGACAGTCTGGGTAGCGACGTCTAAGTCCTCGGTCAGGAATGCAGGTGTGGCGCAACGCGTGTCGGTAAGGGCTTGGCGGACTATCTGCCGCCACTGAGCAGATTCTGAGCATAACACTTGGCTGGGGGTTAGAGATAAGTCAGGAACTGGGCCGGGAGAAGATGACATTTGGCGGTGCTCCTATGTATACTGGTTGATAAAAGTGTCAGCATAGAGCGTACTGAATCCCGTGACCTCAGTTAGCCAATCATTACCGCGACTGTCGCCTATATGTCGAACCTGACCGACGAAGAATTTCAAATCCGCAGGTAACGTAGTGGCAGCATCCTCGCCCACTAAAGGAGTGCGCTGCATCTGTGTTACCTGAGTCTTAGCCAGTTGCACTACCAACGGAGGACGCTGCACTTTCAGGCTAGGATCTAGTAATACTGTAAACACAATTCCCTGCTGTGTCTGCTTAGGTGTCCCTACTAGAGTCTGCTTTGTTCCAGAAGGTAAGTCTAAAAATTGTGCCGTGTAGCCTGGCGGGAATGGCGGACTGTACACTAAATTTGGCGTAGTGTCAGTGTTAGACATCTCAGAAATATAGGCCTGCTTGCCATCATTCCAAGTCTGCATAAAATTACTATCGGCGATCTGAGATAGATACTTACTAACTTTGCCAAATACCGTGTTGCCGCGCGGATATTGCGTAGCACTCATACGCTTTTCTGCCAGTGCGCCTAGAGTTCCCTGTTGGTTTGTGATAGGCGGCAAACTTATCTGGGCGGCCATCTTAGCCACTAAGTCAGTCTGGCTGGAATACGGACCCGTGGCAAAGCTGACAATAGAGTCCATGACTAAAGGGTTAGCTATGCAGTGTAAAGTCAGTTTCTGATCAACTACATTTTCTCTCGTAAATAACACTTGGAAGACAGGACCATCCCAAATTACGGGGTTGGCGCCATTGTTAAAGTCACTCATAAAACCGGCACTAAGAGTGGCCCAGGTAGCATTTTTCAGAAGGTCTTGTATAGATTCATCATTCAAATTGTATATGGTAATATCAGCGTACCACAAAGGCGATGTGTTAAACGCCTGAAGAACGTCGAACGTAATTTTTAGTGCCTCAGATCCCCACGTCTTATACTCAATGGTAGTCTGTCGCGATCCATTAGATGTGGCGCTCGTAATTACTAAATTCCAAGCCTGCCCCCACAGAGGACTGTCAGACATTATCGCCCCACAAAAGAGTGAATTGGCTCAAGTTACTGGGCCCTGGGTAGTCTTCAGAAGACTCGCTAGTGTTCAGCAAGTAAGCGTTACCAATTTGAAGATACTGATATTGTGTCAGTAAATTAGCCGCAGGATACCACCCCGTTACAAGAGGAACAGATGCTACCAATAAATTTCCATTAACATCTGAAATACTCATGTCCCAGTAACCTGCCATGACGTTGTAGCTAACCCCTAGATTAAGCGTCAAGACAGACGAATTTACGGTTAGTGATACACTGAAAGTCTGGCCATCAGCGTTAGATAAGGGAACCAGCTGGTCGCTCATTATGAACCACCATGACAATCGCTAGAATAACTGCCGCCGCATGCGTATGTATGGCTGGTAGGCGATGTTTCGCCTGACGACGTAAGTGTGGTAGATGACTGCAAAAACTGTTTCTTTGTAGAGGCTGGCACGGTGGTGGCACTGACAGCGCCTACTCCCGTCTGTGTAGTAACGTCAGAACGCGTGCTTACTGATGTTGTGGTAGTTGATGCTGTAAAAATTTGCTCAAACTCAATACGTGCGCGTAATCCAGTAATGGTCTTAGAATCTTCGTGTGGAGCTAGAGACGCCAAAATCATGTTAGTGTATGTTTGCATGCGCGTGGTGACGGTAAGAGGCTGCCGAGCTTTCAGTAATGACAGCATAGTCTGATATGCACTAACGCTCTTTGAAGTGCTTCCTGTCCAAGCCGTGTAGTTAGGGTACTTGTACGGAATAGTAGAAGCTGCTTTCGTAGAGCTGGCGTAGGCATCCATTGCATCTGACATCCCTATGAGCATAGAGCATTTAGCCGGCATAAGATACGCATGACTAGAAATATCAGAACCGGTTTGAACTGGATGGTGCGTTTTTTCTACGCGCTGCTCATGATCTATCTCTAACACCGCGTCGAATACATACGTAATGGGTCCTGTATCAGT